TCTCCGCTTGCATATTTGGATATTTCTTGAGGTGCATTGCCTTATTTCTATCTACCAATTCTTCCCAAGATTCTCTTTTTTGTGATTCTGGGAGGTATTTGGAATATTTTAAATAAATCGTAATATCGCTTAAAATTCTTTGACTTAATTCCATTTTTATACTTTTTTTATACTATTTTATTCCAATCTATACTTCTATCAATTGATGAAATATATCTAGATCCATGACCTTTACCTACATAAAAAATTCTACTATCTACATTAGACTTATGAATGTATACGTAAAATTTATTTTGCACTTTTTCTTAAATTTTTGAGACTAGTTTATAACTTGGGCCCTGGGTTGGGTCCATCAATTTTATCTTTGTATTAGTGGATATTACTTACCTGGAGTTGTACCTAATTTATCTAATATCGTGTTTTGTGCTTGTCTTTGTGAATTAGCTTGAGTAAGATTCACTTGATTTGTGGTATTAAGCGCAGCGATATCATTTACATATTTATCAGGAGACTGCGTAGTCCTATAAGCATCACCTTTTGGTGATTTGCCTACTATTGTATTATATAAACCTATAAGAAAATTTGCCATATTTTATTTTTTATCTGTATCAATAAATATCATCACCTAAGACAAAACTACTTAGAAAGTTCAAAGAATTTTTTACTCAATATAGATTTCTCTTCAAAAGTCAGACTCGAATTATTGGTAGTTTTAAAAGCGTTGTTTGTAGCTGCTTGCATTGCGTGTATCTCTTCTTCTGTTAGCTCTGTCTCATCTATCTTTATCGTACCATTATCTGTATCAATCATCGCATTGTATGTCATACCATCTTGTCCATATCGATTTTTCATTATATGCACTCTACCAGTCTTATTAAGCTTATCCGCTCTCTTCCTAGATAAAGACATAATGAAGTCTGCAATCATGATCTTATTGTATGATCCAGCCGCCTTATCACCTTCTACAATGTCATCCTTTGCCCCAGCCCTGTTTACCTGAGATACTGACCACACTGGCGTATTCAATTCTCTCGCCATCCCCTTTACTGCCATGTATACATCGTCTATCTCGTCCTTTACTTCTCCACCAGTAGCTCTCTTTGACTTTAGAAGATCTATATAATCGATGATGATCAGATCTGGTTTATGTCCCATATCTGTGCATTTCCTTATATGAGACTCTATCTTACTAACAGTAGTCTTACCCATTGGGAACTCTGCTATCGTTAGTCTACCTGGTAAATTAGAAACTACCTCTTCTACCTTTTCTCTATGTAAATGAACTTCCTTAAAACCAATTCCAGTAAAAACCGAATCATATCTTTTGCCTGTGTAGATATCTGAAAGCTCTAGCGTGTAGTGATTTACTGTGAGACTTGCTTTAACTGCGGCTGCTCCAATATTTACAAGAAACCAAGACTTGCCTGAGCCTGGGCCACCGAATATAACTCCAAGATCTCCTCTACCAAGTCCACCCATAAGATGTTCATTTATCTTTATCCATGGAGTAGGTACTGCCTTTCTATCATCTTCTCTATATCTTTGTTCTATGTCTTGGAGGTATTCATGGCCTACATTTTTATCTGCTCCAGCTTTAAGCGCTGAGTCTATTATAATTCTGATATCTTCGAATTGACCTTTTGAAAGTAGATCCACTGAATTAAGGAGTGCCTTCTTTAGTTGTTGATTCTTGCAAAAGCTTGAGAACTCTTGCTCGATATAGATCTTGTCTTCATTTGCAGTCTTTAACGCCTCTTTTAGTTGCTCTGCTACTGATATTTTCAGGACCTCATTATCTATCTTCTTGACTTCTATCTGAAGATATTCTAGTGATGGAGTAGTATGATATTTGTAATAATACTTTAGAATGTCTTTGACTATCCACTGAGTTGCTGGAGAATCAAACATCTCTGGTTCTACTACATCATGAATTGTTTGAAGAAACTCTTTGTGTTTTAAAAGACTCGATAAGACTTTTACTTGAAAACCACTACCATACGCATTAAGCGTGTTTAATTGAGCCATAACTTTTTATTTATTTTTATTGATTACAAGAATAGGACGCTAAATATTTAAAATTTGTAAAGAGCCATGTAGGTAGATTTGTAATGCTCTGTCCTAATTGGTCTTCTTCGTACATCTCTGTAAACTCTGTAGGATAATACCCCTTATTTGGATTTGCCATCATATTATCAACTTCTTTTATTGACTCCTCTGGTATGTTTGGTTCATCTAAATCCATCAATTTTTTATTGATCTCAAGTTGACTTCTGAAATCATATATCTTTTGTAACATTGGGACTTTACTGTCCTTGCATTTCTCTAAGATATGTCCTAGATCAATAGTATATGATTCTCCTAACTCTGGAAAGTGTTTTAACAAAGTCTTGGGACCTAATCCCTTTACTCCAGGAACATTATCACCCTTGTCTCCAAGCAATACCTTCTGCGTAAGAAAATTATGCGATGTTACTTCATATTCACTAAGCACATCTTTTGGGGAATAAAACTTCTTTTTTGTAGGAGAGTATATGCTGATTCTATCTGATGCAAGCTGAAGATAATCACGATCAGAAGACATTATAGTGACCTCTTTTCCTATGCGTTTTGCGATATATCCTATGACATCATCTGCCTCTATTTTATCTATTGATAGTAGATCTATAGGAAGACATTTAAGATAGTCCACAAGCCTTATAAGCTGGTTCTTGATAGCATCAGACTCTTCTTCTTGGGAATCAAACATATCCCAGTTAGTAATTCTCTTCACGCCCCTATTAGCTTTGTATTCAGGGTAGAGGTAACGTTTATTTGTTGAGCTACCTCTACCATCAAATACTACTATGACTCGTGTTGGCCTTACCAGTCTCATTCCATACGCCATTGACTTAAGAAATCCAGTTAGCGCTCCTATATGTTGTCCTGCTGGGTTTACATGCTGGATCATTGCAAAGGACCTTAAAAAGTTGTTGAGTCCGTCTACTATGAAGACCTTTGAATTTATGCTCAAGTCCTCCTTCTCGTTCGTCAATGAATCGAGGATATCTTGGTAATTTGTGGCCATGTTTTTAAGTTTTATTCTTCTGAATTATCTATCATGCTTGCATTATCATCCCCTTCTTCTACAATATCAAAATCTGTAGATCCAAGGACCGCTAACCATTCTTTGGCGTGATCTTTCTTATATTTCTCAAGATCTTTCTTGTCAGTCTTGTCATCATTTATAAATCCGTGTACTGTCATGATCGCCTTGCCAGACGCTGTTACTCCAGTGATGTGGTTTTTATCACAACTCAATCTTGTTCTCTTTGCAAACTCAACAGTCTTTCCATTTTTATTGGCGCTGATCTTATTAGTTCCAGCCTTAGAAATGTTACCAAATGTGATCACCAATGAAGCATCGAACCACATTGTATTGCCGCCTTTGTTCTGGAGAGTAGGTTGACCCATTCTTACCTCTGGCTTGGCTACCCACACCTTATTGATAGCCACGAATGTATTAGTGTATGGTTGACTTTCTTTCCTAGACATAATAATCCTCTGATTGATAAAGTTACCAAATTGCTGACTCATTGCCCCAGCATTCCATTCATTATTATTGGAATTTGATTCTATGCTTAGGCGACATGGTATTGATCCAACTGAGTCCCAAAGAAGCACATATCATATGGAAGATTGCCTTTCTTTTGTTCATCTAAGATATCTGCCATGAATCCTGCAACGTCCTCTACACACTGCATCTTTTCTCTATCAACGTATAAAAAGAAACCATTGTAATCAACCACTTCTCCAGTTGAACTATCAGCTACTTCATCAAATTGCAGCCCCATTGATCTTGCATGTTCCCAAGACCATTTCATCTCGGTAATTATAAAGACTGGAAGTATGGCCATTTTCTGAGCCTGTACTGCTGCTTCTAATAATGCCGTGGTTTTTCCAGTATCTGAGTGTCCTCGTAAAAGTGTTATATGTCCTATTGGTATGCCTGGGATCTGAAGTGTATCGCTAAAGGCTTTTGATAAAGGTATCCATCTAGTCTCTTTGAATTTTACAGATGTGCTTGATAGATTTTTGGACTTTTTAAATTTGTCCAGATTAAACTCACCTTTGATGGCTGTAGAGAGAGCCCCATTGAGGCCCTCTTTTTTTGTAGCTTTTGCCATGAAACCTTTATATTAATTAAATTGCAAATAAATCGTCTATGTCTTGGTCTACTTTGCTTTTCTGTGTGCTCAGTGAGAATGATTTAGTCTCTGTCTTGGTCTCTTTCTTTTTTGGCTTTTCTTCCTGTGTTTCCCATGGAAGGTCTCCACCTGGAATCTCTGGAGCATTGTCAGCTGTTATTACAATATCTGCCTTTTCAGCTTCTTCTTCAGGATTTAGATGAGCTTGCAATGCTGCTTTCATATCATCATAAGAGTAGTGCTTATATGTCTCTAGAGGATTAGGTTGCTCTGTAAGCCATTTTTTAACTAGTTTCTCATCATCTGATAGTGGAGTTACTTTGCCACGAACTCGAACTTTAGATTGGTTATAATTTGTACCATTCTGCTCTGGTGATGTTGTTTCAATAGTAATATCACGACCAGAAATAGGATCTGTGTAATCACCAACATCTTCATCTTCCATGATTGCAAGAAGCTCCATGAAAACTTGCTTGCCGAATTCCCAAAGCATAACGCCTTTGTCTTCCTCTCCGCGTACAATGACTGGTACCATGACCCTCATCTTCGGCTCCATCTTTCTTGCCGCTTGCCAATCTTCTTTTACTGAAGTCTTACGCAGCTTCTGAGTGAACTCTGCTATAGGATCTTTTTCACCAAAGCATGAAGGAGCCATCATTGTCTTGTTATTAATTCCATAGTAGATAAAAATCTCCTTAAATGGATTTGTCTTATCAAAAACAGACGGGAGTATTCTCACCGAGTGCTTTCCTACTGCTGCTCTCCAAAGCGTCTTAGGTTGATCTCCACCTTTTGCACCTTTTGGGTTCTGTAATGCAGCTAATCGTGCCTTGAGGGCATCTAAATTTGTCGCCATATTTGAAACTATTTGTTTATAAAAAGAATATAATCATTAAGATTGATCTAGAAAAATAGATCTACGAAGTCGCCACTATTTTGTGCACGATTGTATTAAGACGTCTGAACTCAGAGCCTTGTGTAAGCAGCATAGAATTTCTATATTCTGCCCAATTAATTGGAAACTTATTATCCATCATGCCATTATTAAGGCTTATGATTAAAGTATTAAGGGCATTTATTGTATAGAGGGTATTTGTTTCTTTCTTTCTGTGAAGTAGGATCGTATTATTAAGCATTCTAGTCTCAGGACCTTCTACTTCAATATTATACGTGCACATGTACTCATCTGACTCTGGAGATGCGAGTACGAATATTTTGTTATATAGAATCTTATATTGACTGTTTATTTCAACCAATCTCTCTTCGAGTCTATCTTTAGAAGTAAAGCTGCAAAAGAGCCTATTCATTAGTGAGTCTTGCGTTAACGTGATCATTATCATAACTGCTTGTTTTTATAAATATATACTATTTGTTGATAATTTTTTATATATAAATTTGTAATTTAATATTTCCTCCTCTATCTTCAATCATCTTTTTTATTTCTTCTTTTGAGTATTTTTTAGATATTGGAGTGTCACTTAAGTGTAAACTTCCACCGACTTCTAGGTTATTAGGCAGAGAGGTTATTTTAGTATTCATTAAATTTAAATCTCCACCGACTTCTAGGTTATCAGGCAGAGAGGTTATTTTAGTATCTCTTAAGTATATACTTCCACCGACTTTAAGGTTATCAGGCAGAGAGGTTATTTTAGTATCTCTTAAGTATATACTTCCACCGACTTCTAGGTTATCAGGCAGAGAGGTTATTGGAGTGTCACTTAAGTCTAAATATCCACCGACTTCTAGGTTATCAGGCAGAGAGGTTATTTTAGTATTCATTAAATTTAAATCTCCACCGACTTCTAGGTTATTAGGCAGAGAGGTTATTTTAGTATTCATTAAATTTAAACTTCCACCGACTTCTAGGTTATTAGGCAGAGAGGTTATTTTAGTATTCATTAAGTCTAAACTTCCACCGACTTCTAGGTTATCAGGCAGAGAGGTTATTTTAGTATTTCTTAAGTATAAACTTTCACCGACTTTAAGGTTATCAGGCAGAGAGGTTATTTTAGTATTCATTAAATTTAAATCTCCACCGACTTCTAGGTTATCAGGCAGAGAGGTTATTTTAGTATTCATTAAATTTAAATCTCCACCGACTTCTAGGTTATCAGGCAGAGAGGTTATTGGAGTGTCTCTTAAGTATAAATCTCCCACTCCACCATCTTTGATATACTGTTGAATTTTCTTTTGGAGAGCTATAGCATAGTTCTTTTGGCGTTCTTCAGGAGAACGTCTTGGGACTAATATCTTGTTG